ATTGTATCTTCATATGTGGATGCAAAAGGCGGTTGGTTTTTAAGAACCCACAACGATGAGAAATTAGCTCATGTATTAAAGTCGGGTTATGTTAAACTAAATTATTAAGAGAGGACCCTAAATGTTATTTAAAAAGAAAGACGATATCTTGTTGAACACTAGCAAGATGACAGCCAGTGAAGTGATAGAAACTTACGCTAGGCTTAACCTGTTTCAAAAGGCAGGACTGCTTAGGCTATTGGTTAGAGATGTGATCTTTGAACACAATGATGAACAGATCAGTGGATTGGAGTTCAATAGCATTGAAGTAGACGGAGCTATTATTACAGCTAAGTCAGAAGACTAAAGGCGGTTGGGTATTTTGGCAACCCTTTTCATGGTCATAAACTTCCACAGTTCGGGTATAGGTCTTAGATTGTTATAACCCATAGCAACACTAGGACCGCTACCAAAATCTACATCTTGGGCTTTCTCTAAAAATTCTTTTCTACCTATCCACCCTGCAACCATCACTGAATCGGGTATGTCGTGGGGTGTGACAAGAATGGCTACATCAGCCTTAAAGTATTTCTTTTGTTTAAATAACAAATGCCCTGCTTGGGTAAAGGTAGCCTTCACATCGAAGGACACATCGTTGTCCCACATGTCGATGTTCATATCAATGCCACCCTTATGGATGTCGTGATCTATTTGAAAGATTCTAGCCACAGCTAACTCTCCCTTTACACCCAAGAGATCAATGTCGTGATCGGTGCGAGACTTATCTCTTCTTTGATTCGCAACGCCACTGGCTCTTGCCAACTGCCAACGCAAAGATGCCGCTTGTTCGCATTCTGATAAATCCTGTCTTGAAAATCTTACTATCATAATAATCCTTTTTTCTTTTTGTAACTGTGAATGCCAACCCTAAACATGGTTCTAGCTGTGTCATTCGGTAAGTCGTGATATGCCAAGTTTAATAACCTGTTTGAAAGCATGTACATACGCTGAGGCAACCACGCCACTGCAAGGTGGGTGATTGTCTCAATACGTTTTTCCTCAAAGCCATACTCTCGTAAAAAGTCCTCTCTTTCTTTTTGAGTGTTAAACTCTGAAGCTTTACCTGCCCAGTACATGTGATCATGAATCGGTCTAGGTAAACTTTTAGCCAATTACAAATCTGTAAGTTTGATTGGCACAATTTGATTGTGTAAATTGTATGGGGTGTAGATACCTGTTTGCTCACACTTCAACAATAAGTCCAGTGCTTGTTCATTCAGAGATCGACCATACTCTACAGCTTCAGGTTCTAACTCATAAACCACATATGGATATGGATGAGCCTTTTCTATTGCAAGAAACTGAAACCTATCAACCTCAGTCAGACCTACATTTTTAGCTGCATCAAGATAGAAAGCTGCCTGTTGATGATAGCCAAATGTTTTAACTGAATGCTTAAAGCCTCTTGGTGAAGCGTCACGACAGGTTTTAAGATCAACAATCACATTGTCTTGCAACATATCAAAACGAGCTTTACACAAATGCCCAAAGTAATCGAAGACCACTGATAGCTCAGTCTTGTCCTCGCCTCTTGGTTTAAATGCATCAAGAACCTCACAACGAGCTACACAAGTGTCATACAAGTCTTGTGAGACAACGCTACGATTACCGACAGAAGAAAGAAAGTCTGCATGCTCTTCTTTGCCTGCCTTGGTTCTTTTGTCAACCTTAGGTGCTATGACGAACTCATCGTCAAACACATGAGGTTCTAAAAATAAACAATGTTGCAATCTACCCTCAACAAAGAATGAAGCCTCGCTGTCAGGCTTCTCTTCGTATTTATATTTATAAGGGTCTTTCATGATGGCTGAAAGATCATGCGATCTAAAAGCACCAAGATCATTGTATTCAGGGAAAGGCATGTCGTCATACACTCCCTCTTCGTAGACCACGACATCGAAGCGTGGTTCAAAATCTATTACATCACCCATGGTATAAAAGGGGGGCTACTAAATCTATTTGTTATGGAGAATCAAATATGAAATATATATCATGACCTAGTAGCCCAAACCGTTAAAACGGGATTTGGTCCTCGATTGATTTCTTGTCATCAGCCAAGTTATCAAGAGAAGAAAACTCTGTTGACTCTTCTTTTTGGTATTTAGCACTTTCAGCTTTATTAGATGCTACCACCTCAAAAGATTCATCAATCTTATTTTGTACCCATTCAGGTAAATTTACAAACACATCGCACATATCTTTGTTGTCTTTTGCATACTCATCAACATCAAAAGCTATTTGCTCATTGGTTGTTGCAACTTTCTTAACACCACCTTCAGGGTGATAGACAGCCGTTACTTTAGGATTACCACCCGAAGTATATTCAACTTCAAGCTCACAAGTGCATCCTAAGATGTTGGTCAAATCAAAACCTTTAAGCTCATCATCGGTAAACTTTTTGTTACGCCATGAACATAAATGTAAAAACAAAGCAGACTTCTCATTGAGAGACAATGTGTATTGTTTCATGATTGAGAAAGGTTTGCCGTCTGACATCTTCTCATCTAGTTCCCAGTATAAGAAGACACTGTGACGCTTCTTGGTTTCACCTTCATAGGTTTCGTTGTGTGTTCCCACATCAACAATTCTATAACAGGTTGCTTTATATCTACCCTTGGCAATGGTCTCAAAGTTACCGCTACCGCTATCGCTTATTGTTAAAGCCATATTTTTTCTCCTCAATAAAAATAATTATTGTTTATTTATTCCAAACAAAGTATATTGTAAGGTATTCAACACAACATAATATAGAAGTTTCACAGAGAGGGCAAGTATGGGGATCAAAAATATTAAAGGCGGAGGCAAGGAATACGACAAACCCTTGACCATGGAGTCAATGGGTAAGTTCACAGAGTTCTTAAAACAACATGGATTTGAACCTAAGAATGAAACACTGGAACCTAATCCCGAAAAACCACAAAGAGCATATACCAGTGTCAATGGCAAAAGAGCCATGTCAGGTTACTATGCTTACTATGATAACTTTGGCACACCTATTGGTTTTGCCTCTGATTATCGAACAGGACAAACTCATAACTTTAAATTATCTTCACGGAAATCTTCCGAGGTTAACTATGAAGCACTGGAAAAATTTAGAGAACAAGCAAGACAAGACCAAGAACAGAAACATTTAAAGATCGCAAAGAAAGCCAAAATGATTTGGGATGCAGGCAAACCTTGTGAGTCACATCCATACTTGGATTCTAAAAATGTACGGTCACACAACTTGAGAGAGCATAATGGCAAGCTCTTGATACCCATCATCGATGAGAAAGGCAAGATGTGGTCGTTGCAGACGATCATGCCCGATGGATCGAAACGCTTTCTTTCGGGTGGTCGAACAGGCGGTTGTTTCTTTTTAATAGGTACACATTTAATAAAGGAATCTAAAAAGATAGGATTCGGTGAAGGTTACGCTACTTGTGCAACGATCTTTGAAGATCAAAACATTCCCATGGTGGTTTGTTTTAACGCAGGTAACTTGTTGTCTATTAATACCAAGTTCATGGAATCCATTCCAAACAAAGAGTTTATTATTTATGCAGACAATGATGCCAACGGTATTGGTGAGAAGAAAGCAATAGAAGCCGCTCAACAATCCAATGCTGAGGTGGTGATGCCAACAGAAGAAGGCATGGACTTCAACGATCAAAAAGCAGTCACTGGTGAGATCATTACCAAGAAGGTGGATGTTCCTGACCTAGTAGAGTTTGAGAAAACCACGCAGGGTCGTATCATGGCTACCACAGATAACTATCATGCACTCATGAAGACTTATGACATTGAATGTTATTACGATGTTATTAAGAAACGTATCGAGATAGAGATACCTAACTTTAAACCCATAGCAGATTTAAAAGATGAAGCACACTTAGTTGAATTAGAAAACTTGTGCATCAAGAATTTTGTACCCCATCAAAGAGTCCGTGATGCGATGAAAATCATCGCCCAAGAACACAATCCTGTTGCCCGTTGGATTGATAGTAAGCCTTGGGATGGTGTGTCTCGTATCACGGATTTCTGCGATACCGTCACAGCAGAGGATGAGAGACTCAAACACATGCTGATGAGAAAGTGGTTGCTATCTTGTGTAGCGGCGGCATTTGAAGTTGACGGTGTATCGCTAGAAGGATTGTTGGTCTTTCAAGGCAAGCAGGGACTAGGTAAAACCCTTTGGTTCAAACGCTTGGCTGAGTTCAACAAAGGTTGGTTACTAGAAGGTGCTACCCTTGATCCCAAGGATAAAGATAGCGTGAAGAAAGCTGTTAGTCACTGGATTGTAGAGCTAGGAGAGTTGGAGTCTACCTTTAAGAAAGCAGACATCAACCAACTCAAAGCTTTTATTACTTCTAAGTCTGATGAGATGCGATTGCCATATGATCGAACCTTTACCAATTATCAAAGACGCACAGCATTCTTTGCGTCAGTTAATGAACCCGAATTCCTTATGGATGGTAGTGGTAACAGAAGGTTTTGGTGTTTAAAGGTTACAGATATCAATCCGCATCATGGGATTGACATGCAACAAATGTGGGCAGAGGTAAAGTCTACGCTTTATAAACAAGGAGAAAAGAACTGGTACCTAACGAAAGAAGAGAGAGAACTCTTACAAGAATCGAATGAAGGATTTAGAACCCAAGGTGCAGTCGAAGACTTACTCATGCAACATGTAGACTTCAAGCCACTGGATGCAGAGAAGAAGCCATGGCAACTCACAGCTATGCTCAGAGCTTTAGGCATACGCAACCCAAGAAACATAGACTTTAAAGACGCATCAAGAGTGTTAACAGAGTTTGGTATCGAGCCTAGAAAAACCAATGGTAAGAAAGTGTATGATGTTAGCTTGATAGATTTACCCACAGAGAGTACCGATGAACCCCTTGCATTCTAGCGATGATAGTGGGCAACCTTGGGCATCAATCGTTGTCTCTCAGCATTTCACGCACGATTTTTTTTGACACATGAGATTTGAGGCATTCACAGATGTATTCACAGAGGAGTTCCAAAATTTCACTTCAAGGATGTGGCTAGACTATTGTGATGAAACTAAATCACCCTACGCTAAGACAAGAGACTATGCAGGGTATGTGAAGAAAAACTTCAAGTGGTTGATCAGGGAATTCAACAAACGCAATGGCAAAGAGGAACTCAACATTAAATGAAGACATCAAGTGCAAAAGCAAAAGGTAGAAAGTTACAACAATGGGTAGTCACTAAGCTCATAGAGATACTGAAGTTAGATGCAGAGGATATAGAGAGCAGACCCATGGGTAGCCAAGGTGAAGATGTCATACTCGGTAAACAATCAAGAGAAGCTTTCCCTTATTCAATCGAATGCAAGAATCAAGAAGCAGTGAATGTGTGGAAGTCATACGAACAAGCAGAGACCAATTGCAAGGGCTATGAGCCTTTACTCGTGATCAAAAGAAACAGAAGCAAACCCTTGGTGGTCATGGATGCACAAGCCTTCATAGATTTACATACAAGGATACATACGGAGGGATAGATGAAGTGTTGGCATTGTGACGAAGAATTGATATGGGGCAACGATGATACCATCGAAGATGAAGGCGGTAATGATTTGTTGTATACCAATTTATCTTGCTCAGGTTGTGAGGCTTTTGTTCAGGTCTACTTGCCTATAGCTGATACTGATAAATTAAATAAAGGGGGATAGATGAAATATTTGTCAATTTGTAGTGGCATAGAATCAGCAGGAGTAGGCTGGCATCCCCTTGGTTACGAATGCATAGGTTTGGCTGAGATAGACCCATTTAGGTCTGCTGTATT